GAGCACCTGCCTTTTAAGCAGGGTGTCCGGGGTTCGAATCCCCGACGAGGCACCAGGAGAACCCTTAGAGCTGCAAGGCTTTGAGGGTTTTTCTTTTGCTTTTGCAGGTGTGAGTAAATCAGAAAAGCAGCCGTTTGAGGCCACTTTTCTAACGGCGTGCAAGTCAAAATGCATGTCAAAACATTATTGACTTTTGAGGCGTAACGTTCGAGCGTGTACGCTTAATTGACTACCAAAACCTGTCACGAGTCCAAAGCAAAAAATGGTAGTGATTCGGGCGCTTTCTACTGTCCCCATCATAGGGACGCAGTTTTAGGCAGTGATTCCTCGCGATTTACTGTCCGGGTGTTTTGGGCTTGGTCAGTCCTTGAGGATTTTATAGCATCAAAAATAATCGAAATGATGCCTTCTTTGCACCCGTCTGGTTAGATGGAAAAGTTGCGAATTTAGTGGATCATAGAACAGCCTTTTTACCGTAGGTCTCTATAGCTACGGTAAGAAGAAGGTGCTGCGGCAGTCTGAAAATGCAGTATTTGCAGGGGCTTGAGCCGTATTAAGGCATATCCCATTTTGAATGTCTGGAAATCATGGAAAAACGGATATCGAAAAGCATGTGAAAAAGTTGCGGTTTCAAGCCGTTCCGTTTATGGCCTGATCGAGCAGCGCATCCAGCTCATCGACGGCGACATAGAGGAAGCTGCTGCCGGTCTCTACGCACTTCTGTAGGCTCATAGCCTTTACTCTTCCCTGCGGTGTCCGGCAAACTAAAACGAGAGGGCTGGACTTTAGGGCCTCAATATCTCTTTCAATTTCATGAAGCTCCATGGCTTTTCCTCCTCGACGTTTTTGACGTTGACGGTCGTTCCAGAATAGGCCGCATCTTTTTCTATCATCAACGATACTTCCAGTAATTTGGCGCGCTTTACTTTTCGGTAATACAGCTTCTCTCTTGGGTCAAGCCGATACCATTCGGACTGTTCTGCTATGAAGGCGAAAGACCATCCTCGGATGCAGCCGGAGCGGGCCGCCGCAATCACGGCCGGATCTGAAATCAGAGCGTGTGCCCACAGGCCTCGGCTGTCATCGGCCAATTGTAGCTCTCCGCTGTGTGTCGAGCCGATCACACGCGTATGATCGACCTTTAGCTTTATGCAGGTCGTCTGAAGCAATGACGTTTTGAACGCATCAGGCATGATAACTTCATAAAAACGTCCTGGCACTCCGGGATAAGCCGGAAATTCGCAGTTGCTCCTTTTGCCGGCTATATTGACATAGCCTTCTATCACGATCGCCATTGATAATTCAACTCCGACCTTGGAATTTCGTTGCAGGAAAATGGTGTGCTTTGGGGACTGCTGTTCGGTCGAGACGAAGGCCTCCTCGTCAGGTCGGGCCCCACCGGGGGGATACTCATTGCAGCCAAAAGGAGGCGCATGAGACATTCCCATGCGCCTCCCACTGCTCAGGTCACGCCTTTGCGGTCACAGCGACGCTACCCGCCTTGACTGCCATGCCGTTGCTGTCTACTTCAGCAACGACAAGTGTGGATCCGTTGGCAGCCGCAATGTCTGCGCTACCATCCCACTTGCTCCAGCTAGAGCAGTCCTCACCGATAGCCGGAACGGCTACATCCACCTTGTACCTGTAAGAGTTGCTCTCGGCTTTGTCCGGTGTGACGGTGATCTTCGTTTTACCGGATGCAGAGCCGGCAGTAGAAGCAACCGTCAGTCCATCGGCAGCCATGGCCTGATAATAGAGTGCAGATGCCTTGTTATCCAGGACGAAGGCGTCATAGCAGACCCTGCCTTCCAGCAGATATCCAGAAATACCAGGAGGATTGTGGTGCACCATATAGCTTTCCAGCTTAGTGGGCGCTACGGTGGCACAGGGATGCGCGATCATAAAGCCGAAGCCCGCAGGCACACGGTTTGCGGGGACCTTGATGACCTTGCAGCCATCCAACATAGCAAGAACGCCCAGAAGGCGCAGCTCATTGCCGATGTCGGTCTCCATGATGACATCTTTGCACTTCTTCAGCATTGTGTAGGTTTCCGGTGTCAGCATCAGAATGCGGCCGGTCTCCGGCACCTCGGAATTATCCAGAGCCTCGCTACCCTTCAGGATCTCCGTGTAGATGTTTTCCTCCGTCAGTTTAACCGCTGCGGGTTTGTGGCCGGCCTCGGCACACATCACACCGTATGTGTAGGTGTCAACTTCCGGAATCACGACTTCGCGGATCTGACGGGCCAGCATGGTGGCAGAACCAAGAACACCCTTGGTCTCGTTCTCGTCCAGTGCATCTGTGACGACCGTAAAAGACCGGTCGCGCTTCAGCATCATTTCTTCGGTGGTGGCGCTGACGCTCTCGATCTTGCCATAGCGAGATGCATTTGCGCCGGTTCCCGCGCGGTCATAGTCGTTCATCTTGGCTGTGGTAGCCTTGTAGATCTTGACCGAGTGTGCGCCGTCCCAACCAAAGTCCTGATTGGTCAGCATACTTTTCTTGCTCTCCGTAGAGAACTGTTCATCAACGTAACTCGAAAATTGGGTTACAAGTTCAATCGCCATTTAATTACTCCTTTCGGCGGTTTAGACCGAAGGCTTCGCGGAAAAGGCTGTCTGAGGTGGGGCGCGGATCGCTGCGGCGCTGCTCTTTGTTCGGATCTGCCATTCTCTCGACAATACGCTCGAACTCATGCAGCTTGTCTTTAAACTGCGGCAGGTCCATTGCCCCAAACAGAGAAACCAGCTCAACGGGATAATTCGTCCCATAGTTCTTGTTCTGCGTCTCCAGATAGTCCCGACATTCCAAAATCTGCTCGCGGGCAGTGAGCTCCTGCTCATGCTGATCTGTCTCCGGATCGACGGACTTGGACGCCTTAGCTCTTTCCTTCGCCAGCCTGTCGGCTACAATACGGTTTACTTCTTCCTGCGTGAACGTCCTGCCGCTGCCCGGATCCCCATTTTTATCCTCCGGGTTGGAGTTGGTGGGCTTCTGCTCGGTGTTCTGGTTCATAGTTTCTTCGCTCATAGTTTACCTCCGTTTTACGCCCAGAGTGGGCTGATTTAATGCCTGGCGGATGTGTGGCGAAATCTACAGATGAAAAGGGCTCCTCAAAACTCCACACACCCGGCAGGCAAAAGAAAACGCATGGGGCGGCTCAACAGCCACATTCCCATGCGTTTTATCGCTAACCTTTCGGCGGTACTCCATGCATTATTCTTTGTGAGTATTATAGCGCGTCCTTTTCTTCTTTGCAACTGCTATTTTCCGCACCGGTCGCCAGATAGATCTGCCTGTACGGCGGGTGTCGGTCGCTCCTGCGTGTCCTGCCGTCCGGATGACGGAGCTGCAGGGCGGTTAGAGCGGCGGTCGCGTCCCGCTCCCCCTGCGGTAAGTATGATATTTTCACCTTCATGCGCTGCTTCACCTCTTTCAGGGCAATTGCCCATTTCTAAACTTTATCCTGTTCAGGGTGCCGCTGTTGGTCTTGACACGGATCCGCCGAGAGATCTCAATCCCACCGGGGGGGATGCCTCTTCGAATCTCACAAGGCTGCTCAGAGTCGGCGTGGCTATCGCAGCGCCGTCAGCCGCTGATACGGCAGTAGGGATGAAGCGGAGCTGATGCCCGAGCACACGGCGCAAAACGGCGTACCTGTTGAAGCTGTCCGGCACGACCACATAAACGGTCACGCCTTTGTAGTCGCAGATAAGCACATAGAGGTCATGAACGTATGCACTTCTGATGCAGGTACCCTCCAGTGCGATGCAGCCGACGGCTGCCGCTTCCAGCTCCGTAAACACATCAGGCCTCTTCATCCTTGCAATCCTCCTTGTTTTCGTGTAAACTGGAGACGGAAAGCAGGGCCTGCAATCCCGTTTCCACCCTGCCGCTGTCAGTGTTGGTCGCACTGGCAGCGGCTTCCTTTTCATCCTGGCAGTCGCACCGCTCGCACGGGTCGAGGTAGGCCCCGCAGATGGGGCATGTCCGGTAATAACTCACAGTCTCGCCACCTCTCGCACAAGCTCCGGCAGAGCGCCCAGGCCATGAATGGCACAACGCCCCTTCGTTATGAGCTTACCGTTAGAGGCATAGACTGGCGGCACATACCAGGCGCACGATTCTCCATAGCAATCGGTCAAGTTGTCTTCAGATGTGATAGACAGCAGCGGACAGATTTTATTATTTTCCATAGTTTTCCTTTCTACGAACGGGCTGATTATCAGGATCAGCAAATACCTCTGACATAGTCTCAGCAAAGTCAGTCAGGAAGCAGCCGCCCTCCGGCCGATTCTTATAACGGTGACTGCAAAACCTATCGCACGGGTGTCCATCGATGGGACAGATTTTCTCTTTCATACTCGTAATTTTCCTTTCTTGGGGGAGGAAGGGGAATCTACATACTAACTTTCGTGTAAGCAAAAATAAAGTGTATATAGAGAAAGTTAGGTTATTGGCTCACCTCTCTCCCCACAATCATAAAATTTCGTTGTCATACCAGCGGTTTGAGCGGTTCTGACGGTCATTAAGTCGCAGGCCGAAATATGTGTTTATACCATGCGATTTTCTCTTAGAAATCCCCAGTTTCTCCATCTCTGCGGAGAAGTCCTTCTCACTGCGGGTGTAGTCCTTCAGGGCCTCCGACCACGCCTTGTAAGCATCGTATAGTTCTCTGGCTCCGACGTGCGCTCCAGTTTCTTTGATGCAGCACTCTGAAAGAAAATTCTCGAGCCAGTTTTCCCGGCTCCGGTAATCATAGGTAGCCTCCTCCACGCAATCGGGGATATCCAGTCTAAAGCCATTCCGGGCAAAGTTCTGCGCTCCCTCGACTGCCCAGGCCAGAATGAAGCCACCGGCATTCTCCGCAAGATAGTCAGCGTAGTTTTGAATCGTCTTATCTGGCTGAATGACAGCGTTGAAGGGAACTACGAAGATGCGGCGCCATGTGCCCTCATCGGTGGATCCGACACGGGGAAGGTGGTTAGTGAACAGGCAGAGCGTATGCGACGGCTTAACAATCTCCGGCTGCTTATACTTTTCCTCCACCTGGAACGGGTCTGTACTGGAGATCTTCTTGATCGTGGCCGCAGAGAGGCGGCGGCCTTCCTCCAGCTCGCCGGCGATCACCAGCCGTTTCCCGCGCAGAGTGGCCAGCGCGGCCTTGTCATTTGAGTTTTTGGTCGTAATAACGTCAATGTCGATGTACCCGGCATAATCGCCCATGACGGCAGCGACGGTGTTAAAGAAGGTCGATTTGCCGTTTTTACCTGTGCCAACGGCAAAGGTAACGCCCTCCTGATAGACCTTGCCAAAGAGCGACATACCGACAACCATCTGAAGGAATCCTTTTAGGCTGCTGTTCTCGCAGGTGATCGTATCCAGAAAAGAATCCCAAATATCCTTGCCCTTATCATTCCTGCTGAAAGCGGTAACTTTCGTGCAATATGCTTCCTGCTGGTTAGGCCGAAAGGCGCCCGTTACCAGGTTGATAATCCCAGCCTGTGTGTTCAGCTCCAGCGGATCCGCATCCATGGAATTGCCGGGGCGGACCATATACGGTCTGGCAAGATCTAAGATAGCCTTTAACCGGGAAACTCGGCGAGTCATATTGGCATGGGCTAAGTAGGCTTTGCTCCGCTTGACCGCCTCGCTGGCTGCCTTGACCGCCTCGCTGCCTTCGGGATCTGCAGCCTTCGCTTCCGCTTCGTTGTGCAGCGCATCCCGGTATTCGCCCATGGCGTCTCTCAGCATATGCTCGGAAAAGTCCTCTGCCAGTTCCAGAGCTTTATGCTCGTTCCGTTCCCACCGCTTGCCATCCCAGCAGAGCCAGCCCATGGAATCTGTGAAAATAATGTCATCACAGTGCTCACGGACAAACACGGCAGCGTTTCCGGCATCGCTGAAGTCTGCGGGCTTAAATGTGTTTTTATCTTCGTTCACGTGCCTGTGCCTCCTGTTTCAAAGAGCTTGTCCATATACTCCACCAGATCGTCACGGCGGAAGAACCAACTCTGCCCTTGCTTTGCGCCCTTTAGGACGCCTTCCTTTGCCATCTTGGCGATCACCTCCGGATTACGCCGGAGCAGCAGGCCGGCCTCGGCACAATCGCAGAGGACGGGAAGCTCTGCCACGTCATGGATCACCCGGCGCGGCTTATTCTGTCTCATTGGCCTATACATGGCGTTTTTCCCTTTCTGCCTTGTCAGGTATGTAATTACCCTCGGCAATGGTTGCAGGCTCGTCTCCCCTTGTTTCCATGGCTTCCCCACCGCCATTTTGCGGTGTTAGCATATCGCGCAATTCCTGATTCAGATTTGCTTGCTCATCAAGGAACTGCCGCAAGGTAGTAATTTCTTTGTTTTTCACTTTCAAGCGCAGAATGAGGGCAAGCGCGCCTTGGATCGCCTGATCTATGTGGGCGTAGTACTTCGGATTCTTGATTTCAACGCCCTTCCCACGGCTTTTCCGGGGATTCCCCACAATGTAACAATGCTCGTCCGAAATTATGACAAGCCCTTCCGGTAATTCGATCATTAGGTTGCCTCCTTTTCGATGATTTCTCTTACCTCAACACCAAGTCCAGAGGCCAGCTTACCAGCCGTCCTCGGTTCACAGGTCCCGCGCCGGATAAGGGTACTGACATTCTGCCGCGAAATTCCGCAGCGGTTTGCGAGATCTGCTTTCGTCATACTTTTTTCCGCAAGCAGAGTTTCGATTTTTAGTACGCTGATCTTCATTCGTTGTTCACCTCCAATACAGCAAATGTGCCTTGTGGGCACATAGTAACACACCATTTCGTGCTTGTCAAGAACATTATTAAAAGTTCTTGACATTTTTGTGCCTGTGAGTTACATTTTAGCAAGATAGGAGTGTGTAACATGAATTTTCAGGCAATTCGAAACGCACGAAAAGCAGCGGGCGTAACCCAAGAGCAACTTGCTGAAGTATTGGGAATAAATCGAGCAACATTATCGAAGTATGAAACGGGCGTTATAGAGCCGTCAGTATCGCAACTTAAAACTATTGCCGCAGCCCTTAGGATTGATTTCTATGTGTTGGCAAATGAAATTGGAAACGAATGGTTTGATGCGGGCTTTGAGTTTGCAGAAGAAGGTAGCGATATTATCGATGCTCTTGTCCATGAAAAGCATAAAAAAGTTGGCTATAGCTTTTCTGAAGAAGAGGGTCAGCTTATCACTGCCTTTTCTTCCCTCAACCCTTCCGGTCAGACCGAAGCCGTCAAGCGCGTATCAGAACTGACCGAGATTCCCAGATACCAGCGTTCTGACGCGCAAGATGCCGCCAAGGGGACAGAAGATACCTCCCTCCCTGCGGAAACGCCCATAAACGGCTCAGGATCTCCCACAGAGGGCAAAAAATAAAGCCCTGCACCAACGTGCAGAGCATTGACAAAATGAACTTGGACGGCTATACTGAAAAGTACAAAAAGGGCGCTGCCGGAACGGTCAGCCCCTTAAAAGTGCTTTGAAGTGATCGCCGTACTTGTCAGGGTGCCGGCGGTCACTTCTTTTTGTATACCTGAATAAACAGGCCGCAAATACCAACGATGAGAATACAAAACTGGAACAGGTCCGAGTATGTAACCATTGGGCAGCCCTCCTCTCGCAAGCTCTCGCAAGATCAGAGGGCAAAGAAGCTGCCCCCTGTCGAGGGCTGACCGCTGCAGTTCGGCAGCGCCAAAGACAAAATAGCATAGAATTTGACAAAAGGCAAGGGGTGAGAACATGGCCAGAGCAAAGAAGCGCGCCGATGGGCGCTATTGCTCTCAGATCTATTTGGGCCGCGATGAAAACGGTAAGCGCAAATATAAGAGCGTCTATGCAAAGACGCCGGCAGAGCTGAAGGAGAAGGAAACCTCGGTCAGGCTCCAGCTCGGGCAGGGCCTTGACGTTCTCTCCCAACGTGACAGCTTTGCCACATGGGCGGATGATTGGCTCCGCCTGAAGGAGAAGGAACAGATCACCTGCCGACAGATGGACAACTACCGTAGAGCAGTAAAGCTCTGGAAAGAGGAGCTGCCAGGCTATGAGATCGGTCAGGTGCGTGCCGACGATGTGGAGCGGGTATTGATCGCATTGTCCGATCAGGGGCTCGCTCAGCGCACTGTAGATCTGTATCGCTCGGCCATGAGACAGATCATGCGTCGGGCCGTAGGCCGTGTCATTCCAACGAATCCGGTCGAGCAGGTAGAGCTTGCCGCCGTTGGCCGAAAAGCGGAGCAGCGCCGCGCTCTGACCGCCGAGGAACAACAATGGATATGGAACACGCCTCACCGTGCGCAGCCTGTAGCGGTCATTATGATGCTCTCGGGCCTGCGCCGCGGGGAGCTGGCCGCGCTGACATGGAATGACGTGGATCTGAAGGCACGGACGATCACCGTCAATAAGACGATCGAATATGATTCCAACGGTACGCCTACGCTCCGGCACGTTACCAAATCAGATGCCGGCATGCGAACGGTGGATATTCCGCAGCGGCTGGCCGACTATATGGCAGCTATGCCGAGAGACGGCCTGCTTGTGATCCACAGTGCCAAAGGCGAGGTCATGACTGCAACTGCGTGGGCGAAGCTGTGGCGCTCCTATATGCGGGAGCTGAATATCAAATACGCCACCAGGACGCCGGCAGATTTGGAGCGCATGAGATCCAGCAAGCCAGGTCCAAAGGTCTTTGACATGACGATTCCGCCCATCACGATGCACTGGCTTCGGCACACCTTCTGCACGCTGCTCTATCTGGCCGGTGTGGATGTGGTGCAGGCATGTGCTCAGATGGGCCATGCTGACGTGTCCACGACATTACGGATCTACACACACCTCGATGCCATTCACAAGAGGAAGTCTGTGGATAAGCTGGACGCCTATCTGTCGGGCAACTCAAAAGCGGAAAATGAGTAAGCGTGCAAGTCAGATGCAAGTCAAATACTGTGGTATGCATTGGTAATCATGGCGTTTATTGTGCCTTTTAAGCAGGGTGTCCGGGTTTCGCCGCCGTCGTCGGCACCCCCACCCCCCGGTATTAAAATGCCCGGGGCAAATGAATCGCCCCTCCGCCAAGCTTTTGCTCCGCAGAACACTTGCGCGGCGCAGCTGCGCCGTCCGTCCTGCCGTCGCTAAGGCAGATCTCTCGCCGCCCAGCGCCTGCTCCGGGCAAAAAAAGAGACACGCACCGCGTGTCTCTTTTTCGTTTGCAGTTATTCGGTGACGAAGGGCAGCAGAGCGATCTGACGGGCGCGCTTGATCGCCTCGGTCAGCTGACGCTGATGCATGGCACAGGTGCCGGTGGTCCTGCGGGGCAGGATCTTGGAGCGCTCGGAAATGAAGCGGCGCAGCTTGGCGGCATCCTTGTAGTCGATATATTCGCACTTGTCAACGCAGAACTGGCAGACCTTGCGGCGCTTGCGGTTCGCAGGAGCACCGGCGCGAGGGGCCTTGTTTTCGCGTTCCATAGCCATGGAAGTATCCTCCTTTATAGATTTTGTCAGAACGGGAGCTCCCCGTCCTCTTCGATCTCGGCGAAGCCGCCGCCCGCGGGGGCGGAGTAGGTGGAAGCGGGAGAGCCGTAGGCCGGGGGCGCATAATCGCCGCCGGAGGCTCCGTCGCGCTTGCTGTCGCCGAAATATACGTTGTCGGCAACCACTTCCGCGCTGCGGCGGTTGTTGCCGTCCTTATCTTTCCAGTCGCGGATCTGCAGCCGGCCCTCGACCACGGCCATGCGGCCCTTGGCGAAGTACTGGCAGACAAACTCGGCGGTCTGGCGCCAGGCAACGACATCAATGAAATCCGTTGCCTTTTCGCCGCTCTCGCGGCTCTTGAAGTCGCGGTCCACGGCGAGGGAGAAGGACGTCACGGCCGTCCCGGTCTGCGTGCGGCGCAGCTCGGGGTCACGGGTCAGACGGCCCATGATAACGACACGATTGAGTGACATATTCTTTCCTCCTTATTCGTCCTTGCAGACGATCATGGAACGGATGACGCCGTCGGTAATGCGAAGGATACGGTCCAGCTCCTTGGGAAACTCGGGCGCGCTGGTGAAGGAGATCAACACATAGTAGCCTTCGGTAATGTAGTTGATCGCGTAAGCGAGCTTGCGCTTGCCCCACTCCTCCACTTCCATCGCGGAGCTGTTCTGCTCCACCAGAGTCTTGAACTTCTCGGTCAGCGCGGCAACGCCTTCCTCACCCTGTGCGGGGTCGATGATGAAAACGACCTCATAGTTAGCGGAAATCTTAGCCAATTTCTTGCACCTCCTTTTGGACTGATGGCCCACACGTCCTTCGTGTGAGCAAGGATATACCTATGGTGAAACCATAAGCTCTACTATTATACAAAAAAAGAGCGCAAAGTCAAGCCCTTCCCGCGCTTTTCCGAAATATTGTGGCGTTTATCATTAAGTGCGAAAGAGCTAATAAGCTCCGACGCACTTATTTTTTTACGCAGAAACGGAGGCGAGGCTATGAAATACGAGTGCTTAAAGCTCGAGGAGCGGCGGATTATCGAGGAAATGTACGCAAAGGGCGCAAAGCCGGGCGAGATTGCCGAGCGTGTCGGCAAGTGCCAAGCGACCATATACCGCGAGCTCGAGCGAGGCAAGACCGGGGAAACGGACTCCCGCTTTCGTCAAGGGTATAGCGCGGCGGTAGCGGAGGCTCGAGTAAATCGGTCGTACCGAAATAGAGGCCGTCGGAAAGCGGCACAGTAAAAAAGGAGGTTACTCATACCATGAACGGAAAGACACTAACGGCGGAACAGTGCTCCAAACTCTCCCTTTATATCCTTATGACGACAAAGACCCGCGAGGGCGAGGCGGAGGCATGGGAGAAGCTCGCAGAGGAAAAGAAAGAGGACGGCTCCCCGAAATATATCCACGCCGCCGACAACGCGCAGTTTTGGAGAGAACTCGACGCAGACCTCCGCAAAATACTTCGGGATTTGGAGGGGTAACTTTGAAAGTCTATGCGTCGATTTCCGGCGGTAAAGACTCTCTCGCGGCTCTCATAACGCACATGGAGCGCGGCGGTCAATGCGACGGCGCTATTTATTGCCGGATAATGTTCGACGACGAGACGAGCGCGGAAGTGCCGGAACATGAGGAATGGTTACATAGCAAATGTTTTCCGCTCCTCGAGCGAGAGTATGGGATTAAGACGCAAATCGTCCAAGGGAAATACACCTATACGGATTGCTTTTATAAGCGGTACGAAAAGGGCGGCAAGGTCGGCAAAATATGGGGATTTCCATTTTTGCGCGGCGCATGGTGCAATACCCGGTTAAAAGTGAGGCCGATACAAGCGCACATAAAGGCTCTCGGAGAATTTACCGAAATCGTCGGAATTGCCGCAGACGAAACAAACCGTATCGAGAGAAAAACAGTCGCCGGGAAAATCCTCCCTCTCGTAGAGTGCGGCATAACAGAGGCGCAAGCGTTCGACGTTTGCCGGTCGCGCGGGCTCCTCTCTCCCGGATACAACGGAGGCCGGGAGCGGCTCGGGTGTTGGTTTTGCCATAACCAGCGCGTCGGAGAATTAAAACGACTCTATTACGATTACCCGGAATTGTGGAACAAGCTGGCAAAGCTCGACCGCGACAGCCCGGTAACATTCAAGCCCGGGAAAACACTCGCGGACTTTGGTCGGCGCTTTTCGCTTGAGGGGATGCAAGAAAAATTATTTTAGGAGGTTACTCATACCGTGAACAATTTTCAGAGGATAACGGCAAGCCGGGAGACGCTCGCGGCGTTCCTCGGCACTATCCCGGCGATTGAAACGCCGTGGGACGATGCTTTTCACCGGCTCTATTGTTCCTCGTGCTCGGCGGCGGATTGCGACGACTGCCGCCGCCCGGAGCGGGATAGCCCGCTATGGTGGCTCGGCCTCCCGGCGGCGGAGGCAGAGAAATGAACGCCGATTTTTCACATACTTGCGAGGGGTGCGAGCACGTCGTTACGGAGCCGTGGGCGAAAGACATTATCTCCTATCGGTGCTTTACTCCCGGCAGATGCAAGGGGCGCGTCGTTGGCGTGAAACGTTTTGACCCGTATATCCCGGCATGGTGTCCAAAACTGGAAAGGAGCCGCGAGAATGGATAAAACGGCATTATTGAAGAAAATCCGCGCGCTTGCCGAGCACGGAGTCGGCGGCGAGGCCGAGAACGCCGAAAAGCTCCTCGCTCGCATGATGAAGAAATACGGCATTTCGGAGGCAGAGCTCGACGAGGAGACTCGCGTCCGCCACGACTTCACATATCACGGCGGGGAGGAAAAGAAAATCCTCAAGCAAGTGGTCTACAAGGTCACGGGCGGCTACACCTACGAGCTCGTATATACCGCGAGCGGGCGCAAGGTTAGGACTCAACTCGGCGCGGACTGCACTCCCGCCGAAAAGGTGGAAATCGAGTATCTTTTCGATTTCTATAAAAGGCTTTGGGAAAAAGAAAAGGACGCTTTCCTCGCGGCCTACATTCAAAAGCACCGTATCTTTGCAATTCGCGCGGACGTAGAGCCGCGGGAAATGAGCCTCGAGGAGTCTATCAAAATGAGTGCGCTCATGCGAGGCATGAGCGACGAGAGCCCGCTCCGAGCTATCGAGGCGGGGAAATAAAGGAGGAATAACACAATGAGCGAAACGAGTTCGAGAGTCCGGCTTATGGCAAACCTACAAGCCGCCGTCGCGGAGGCCGTCTCCGGCACGATGGAGGAACGCGGGCGCGGCTTTGCCTCTGACCGTGAGGCGTGGGCGGAGCTGAAAGAGTGCATCGAGCGCACAAAGCAGATGCACACAGATATTGAGAAAGTCCACAAGGAAATGTGGAGCGCGGTCAAGGATAGGAACGAGGACGCTTTCGCCGCGCTCTCGCAAGAGTTCGAGCGGAGTTCCCGTATTCTCGCCGAGGAATGGGCGCAAACGTCCGCCCTTGCAAAAATCGCCGTTATCAGCGAGTCGAACGATTAAGGAGGTCGCACAAATGAAAAAGCTCTATTCAAAGAAACTCGGCGGAGAGGCGTTCGCCCTCGACGCGGCACAACTGGACACTCTGAAAAAGGCCGGTTATACCGTACCGAGCCCGGAGGAAGTTATCGCGGACGCGGCGGCGGTCAAAATCGAGCCGCCGGAGGGAAAACGGGCGTATGTCGTCTTTGATTTCAAGACCGGCGCTTTCAAAGTCCGCACGAGGACGCAGACACTCGCCGAGAGCGAGGTCGGCGGCTTCGTTGGCGAGGTAGTCTCGGCGGCGATTTTATGCGGCTTCGTCGAGCGGGCGGACATGGACAAGCCGAAAGCGGATGCTCCGGCGACTCCGACGACGGCCTCCCCGCTCGTGAATATGCTCCGAGACGCTTTCCTCCGCGCGGCGAACAATAAGACGGCTCCGGCGGCGGACAAGCCCGCAGAGGCGGCAGACGCGCCGGAGGTGGTCGAATGATTAAGCTCGGCGACCGCATCACGGTAAAGCCCGCGACGTTCGACGTTCCGGGCAAGGACGGCAAGCCGAAAGCAATCCCCGGGACGGTCGTCTACGTTCATCCCGGCGGGCGATATTGCGTCCTCGAGTTTGACGTAGGCAGACGCGAGCCCGTGACTATCCGAGAGAGCTTTCAGCTTATCGACGGGAGGGTAGCAGAATGAAGCACGAGCAATCAGCACCGGCGGGATACCGCCCGCGCTTTGCCGGGACGATGAAATTATACCTCGTCCGTCACAAGGAATACGGCGAGCTCACCGTAAACGGCGTGAACAAATACGAGGCCGTACACGCCGCCGCCCGCAAGTGGGGCGTTCGGTGGACGGCAATCGCCCGGGAGTGCGAGTATATCGTACTCGCAGAGGATACGCCGGAGGCCGGTAGGTCATGACAAGGCAGGAGCGGCGGAAACGCCGCAGACAGCGCCGCCGGATGCAAGCCGCCCTCCTCGCCTCTCTCCTCTTTACGTTGGTGCTCATAGTGACGCTCCGCATCCGAGAGACAGCGCCGGAGCCGGTCGCGGAGCGGACAAGCACACTCGCGGCAGAACGGCAAACGCTGACATACATAGCACCGGCAAGGCAGGAGGCGGCGGAGGAAACGCCGGAGGAGCTGACGGTAGAGCCGGAGCCCGAGAACAGATACGCGGAGCTCCATTTCAGCGACGAGGACGTTTATATCCTTGCTTGCCTCGTCTACCACGAGGCGCGCGGCGAGAGCTTCGAGGGACAAGTCGCCGTCGTCGAGGTCGTTCTAAACCGTATGCTCTCCGACTATTTCCCGGATACGGTCGAGGAGGTCGTATTTCAGAAATACGGCGACGTGTGGCAATTCTCCCCCGCTCCGTACCTCTACTCGGCGGAGCCGGACAAGGAACAATATCTCGCGGTGCATACCGCCATAGAGGAGCGGGAGCACATTCTTTCAGAGGATACGGTCTATTTTTCAACCGCGCCTTATAACGAGAGCGTCGATATGATTATCGGCAATCACTATTTCTGTAAAATCTTTTGAACGGAGGAAAAGACGATGCAACTCATTACCACAAGGAACAAGGAAATCTCTTTCGCGGAACTCAAAAAGGCCATTTCGAGCGGGAACGGCCTCGAGCTTATCCGTCCGGGCGACAAGTTCGCTATCGAGCTCAAAAACGGCGAGCTCGTCAATGCCGTTTGCGGCGGATATGTCAACGAGAAGCGCGCCCGCTTCGTCCTCGAGGACTCCCTCGCGGAAAAGTGGCGCATGAACGACACGCCGACCAACAAGGGCGGATACCTCAAGAGCGAGGGGCGGCGACACGTCCTCGAGGATATTCTCCCGCTTTTCCCGGACGAGCTCGCGGAGGCGTTCGAGCCTCGTTTCATGTCCGAGGAAATCGACGGAGAACGTCACGAGTACGCGGATACTCTGTGGATACCCTCCGCGACCGACGTTTTCGGCGCGGGCGATTGGTGGAACGAGGAGCCGGACAGCGTTCAACTTGAGATTTTCAAGCGGGAGCGTGACCGCGTGAAAGAGCACGTCGGAGATGGGACGTGGTTTTGGTGGCTCCGTTCTCCGTTTGCGAGCAACTCCGACCGTTTCGTGCTTGTGTACACCGGCGGGACGGTCGGCTACATCAGCGCGCGCTATTCCCTCGGCTTCGCGCCCGGCTTTGATTTGTAAAATTAACGGCTCAATAATTCCCCGGCGGTCTACGCCGGGGATAGAGCCTATCACGAGGAGGAATGAGAATGTTTGAAAGAACAAAGGCGAAAATCCGCCTCCATCGGATTTGTAAAGCTCTCGGCGTGGAGCCGTACCCGGAAATGGTGCGATACGTTATCGACCGCGACGAGACGATTTTTCGAGGCGGTCGTCGCAACGGTAAGACGTTGGCGCTCATTATAGACGAGCTCGTATATAAGCGCATCCCTCCGGCGTTGCTCGGTTGCCCTATGGAGTGCCGATTTTGCAAAGACCCCGATTATTGGAAAATGCCTCAAATGAGACGGGATAGATTTTATATCTCGGAGCTCGCGAGAGCCGTACAACGGTGCGAGACGGCAGGTATTGACGTAGGCAGAGGGAAACGCGACTACAAAGACGGCTATAATTGCCGCGTTTTTATCATGGACGAAACGGGGCGCAGAACATGAAGCGTCGCCGAGAAAAGCTCCCGAAATGGCGGTACGAGTTCGATTGCCGGAAATGCGACAACATTCGAGAGGTACACGACCCGCGTAAGGGCAGAGACGGCGATTACTGCATCCCATGTATAGAGCGCATGGATAGCCGCCGTCCGAGCCCGATACACGCAGACGAAAAAGAGCGAGTCCTCCGTTGCGAGTGCTTTACACCTATCCCGGAGGACGAGGAGGGCGAAAAATGAGATTTCCGAAATTATATGAGTGCGACCCACAGAAAAATACAGAGTGCAACAAGCGGAATTGCGGAAATCCGTGCAAGCACACGACGCGGAAAGAGTTCGCCCGGGAGCCGTCCGGGAGTGAACTCCTCGGAAAAGTCGTTGTAATAACGCAAATGAGAAAAATCCCGACGGCGTGTGCGTATTGCAAATATTACGAAAACATGGGCGGAAATAGAGGACGCGGTAGCGACGGCGCTTGCACGGCTCGCGGGACGCTTTACGCGACGCGGGGTATCAGAGTGTCGAAAGAGCGCCTCGATAATTGCCCGCTCCGCATAATTACGGGAGGCAGAGAATGAGACGCAAAAAGAAAAGCCGCCTCGCGGCGGCGGAGTTCCTCGCCGTACTTATCGTGACGGCGGTCGTTTTCACAAAGGGCTTGAGCGCGGCGCTCGCGTGGCGAGGCTATAAGGCCGTCGGCGGCGAGTTCATGCTCTTGCTCCTACCTATTATATATTATGAGGCAAAGCGGATTATCCTCGATTTCGTGGCGGACTTCGTAGAGCTTTACCGCCGCGCGGAGGATTGACAATGCAGGACAGAAAAAGAGAAACCGCCGACGCTTTGCAGAACGTCGGCGGGGACTCGTCCCGGAAAAGACGAGCGATTACTCATACCTTTATTATTATAGCACTCTCCGGGACGGTATGCAAGGGCAAAAAATCGAGCGCAAAGCGCGTTTTTACGGGCTCGTATGGAATATTAACAAACCGACCATAGGCGAGCTCTCGTCGGAGGGTGTCACATGAAAACAGTTTACAGAGAGAAACGCTATTATTGCGGCGAGTATCTCGACGTATATATCTACCCGACCTATCGGCAAGGCCGGAGCAGAGGCAAGCGGAGCAAGCCGACCTCCGCCGCTCAAGCGAAACTCAATCAGCGGCATAGAGAGGAAAAGCTCGTCCGTCTCCTCCACGCGAACTTCACGCCGGACGACCTCGAAATCCATTTGACCTATCAGCAACAGCCGGAGAGCCCGGAGGAGGCGCAACGCCTTTTACGGAATTATATCCGCCGGGTGCAGAGAGCACGGAAAAAGCAAGGGCTCCCGCCGCTCAAGTACATAGCCGTTACGGAAAAGGGCTCCAAGAATGGGCGCTATCATCATCATGTTACGCTATCCGGCGGAATGGATAGAGACGAGCTCGAAAAGCTATGGGGGCTCGGGTACGCGAACTCCCGCCGTTTGCAGTTCACGGAGAGCGGCCTTGCCGGGCTCGGTCACTACATCGTCAAGAGCCCGCTCTATGCTCGAGCATGGAACGCCTCGAAAAACCTTATCGACCCGGAGCCGAAAACACGGGACGGGCGTATCTCCGGCAAGCGCGCCGAGGAGCTCGCCCGCGACACGACCAACAACGCCGAGTATGAAAGGCTCTATCCGGGCTATTTCCTCGCGGATGCTGGCGCATGGCACAACGACGTAAACGGAGGAAAGTATATCGTCGCCCGCTTTTATCGGCGGGACGGTGTATTTATAAAACCGAAACGGAGGAAACGAAAATGACAGTAAACGAATTTGCGAAAGAAGTCCACGAAAACGCGGTCGCGCATGGATGGTGGGAGACGGCTCGGAGCTTTCCCGAGGTCGCCGCGCTCATTCATTCGGAAGTGTCGGAGGCGCTCGAGGAGTGGCGCGACGGCAATCCGGCTATTTACGGGTGCTGTGGTATCCCGGGCGCGGTGTGCGAGTTCGAGGGCGCTTGCGACAAGGACGAGAAAACCGGCACTTGCAAGCCGGAGGGAGTCGCCGTCGAGCTTTGCGACGCGATTATCCGCATCCTCGATTACCTCGCCTATATGGGCGTGGACGTTGAGGCCGTGCTCATGGCAAAACATGAGTACAATAAGGGACGCGAATACCGCCACGGAGGGAAACGCGCCTAAACCACGATAACGCACGAGGAGGGCGAGCTAATGATTAACTATTTCGAGGCGGCGGAGAAAACTCTCCGCGCTCGCGGCTTGCTCGAGACGGCTTTAGGCAATCTCGAGCGGAAAAAGGAGCGCATTTTACGATACGGCGCGCCGTCGGAATACCCGTCGGCGGATATGTCCAAGCCGTACACGGGCGCGAAATCTGTAAACGACGCGCTCGCGGACTGCCTCGAGCTCGCCGAGGTTATGCGGGAAATCCAAGTTACCCGGGATAAGGTCGAGGAAATCGACGACGTGCTCGCGCAGATGGACGAGGCCGACGCGCGTATCCTCCGGCTTTGGTACATCGAGCGCAAGAGCAAGGAAGAAATCGCCGAGGCCGTATGCTACGCCTCGCCTACGTCCATCTACGACCAGCGCAACAAAGCTCTTGTGCGCTTCGCTCTCCTCTACTTCGGCGCGGGGGCTATGCCGTCCATGTAAGGCGCTTTCTCGCTTATTCTCATGTATTGAAAAAAAGGTGTATGGAAACTTGCATTTTCCCCGTGCTATCATTGAGGCGTAAAGAGAGGTCGAGGGAAACCTCGCCGCCGTGCGCCCTACATGGTCGAGCCCTTGCGCTTATGCGTGAGGACGCTTGAGGCCGTGCGGGGCGTTCTCTTTACCCATTCGGAGGCGGAGAGCATGAGAGAGTTTGCAAAAGCGTTTTACGAGTCTCCGGCATGGAGACGCACACGAGCGTATATTCTCAAGCGCGACGCGGGGCTATGCGTCCATTGTGGCGAGCCCGGCGTTATCGTGCATCACAAGATAGAGCTCACGCCGAGGAACATCGACGACCCGGCAATCGCGCTCGGCGAGGATAACCTCGAGACAGTTTGCCGGACGTGTCACGCATTGATACACGAGGGAACGCCGCCGCTTGCCGACGGCCTCGCTTTCGATGCAGACGGAAATATTATCACAGCGCCACATACCCCCCGGGATGCGCCGAAATAGATACCAGGTAAGTAACCGCGCCTCAATCCTCGGAAGAACCGACCCGGGCGCGCACATGAGGGGGGGTAAAACCGGGGCGGAGGGAGGTTTACTCATTATATGGCGACAAATAAAAAAAGCTACGACGAGCTCTCGGTTTCTGAAAAAATCGAGGCGAAAAAGAAGAAAATTAAACGGCTTTTCCGAGAAATGCCTCCCGAAAAGCGGCAGTTTGCCGAGGGGCTTATCAATCAATTCGCCGTGACCTCCGTCACGCTGGAACGCCTCGCCGACGAAATCAACAACGGCGACTTGATAGAGGATTTCGTACAGGGGGCGCAAAAGCTCCGCCGGGAGTCCCCGGCTCTCCGTGCCTACAACACGACGATAAAATCCTTTTCCGCTCTCACAAACCAACTCGTCGCGTTGCTCCCGGAGAAAGAAAAGAAATCGGCGGGTGACGAGCTTATGAGCTTTATCACAAAGCCCGCCGCCCGGTCGGGCAAGTAGTGAACTACGTCCGGGAATATTGGGAGCGGATTTCCTCCGGCGAAATCGTCACGAGCAAACGAGTAAAGGCCGTGTACGGTCGCCTCGTGGCGGAAATGGACGCGGCGGACGAGAGCTCGCCGTATTACTTCGACGAGGCCGTCGGCGAAAGGCCGATTATCTTCGTCGAGCGATTTTGCAAGCAGTCTCAAGGGACGCTCGGCGAGTCTCTGACGCTCGAGCTTTTCCAAAAAGCATTTATACAACTCCTTTTCGGGTGGCTCGAGAGAGCGACGGGATACCGGCGCTTTCGAGAGACACTCTTTCTTGTAGGGCGAAAGAACGGCAAGAGTACGCTCCTCGCGGCTCTCGCGCTCTATATGCTCGTCGCAGACTACGAGGGCGCGGCGGAGATTTACTCCGTAGCGACCAAGAAAGACCAAGCGAAAAAGACGCTCACAGAGGCCGTGAACATGGTGAAGCAGAGCCCCGAGCTCTCCGCCATTCTCAAAAAGCGCCGCAACGACATTTACTTTCCGGCGACGGCCTCCAAGTTCGAGGCGTTGGCCTCGGACTCGAATACCCTCGACGGCCTCAACTCTCACGCCGTCATTATCGACGAGCTCCACGCTATCCGCGACCGCAATCTCTACGAGGTTATGAAGCAATCGACCTCGAGCCGCCGACAGCCGCTTGTGATTATGATTACCACGTCCGGCACGGTGCGCGAGTCCGTTTTCGATAACCTTTACGGCTACGCTTGCGAGGTCGCCGACGGGCAGACTCCCGACGAGCGTTTCCTCCCCGTGCTCTACGAGCTCGACAAGCGCGAGGAGTGGACAGACCCGACGGCGTGGATAAAGGCAAATCCCGGCCTCGGGACGATAAAGCAATATACCACGCTCGCCGACTTCGTAGAGCGAGCAAAGAAAAATCCCGAGGACTTGCCCGGCGTTCTCTGCAAGGATTTCAACGTCAAGGCGACCGGCGCGACCTCGTGGCTCTCCTACGAGGACGCAGTAAACGAGGCCACATTCAAGCCCGAGGAGGTCTATAACACCTACGCTATCGGCGGGTGCGACCTCTCCGCGACGACCGACCTAACGTGCGCGACGCTGATTATCCGGCGCTCGTCCGACGATGAAATCGTGTACGTTTTTCAGCACTATTTCCTCCCTCAAAAGAAAATCGACCAGCTCGACGAGCACAACACGCAAGAAGCGCCCTATAAGATTTGGGCGGAGCGGGGGCTCGTCACGATATGCGAGGGTACTCGCGTCGATTATTCGGCGGTGACGGCGTGGTACTGCCAAATGCGGGACGAGCTCAAGATAGACGCTTTCAAAATCGGCTACGACCGCGCTCTCGCCGGTTATTGGGTGGACGAAATGAAAGCGAACGGCTTTGAAATGTGCGCCGTTGCACAGGGGCCTTTTACATGGTCGCAACCTATGAGGGAGCTCGGCGCGGCGCTCGCCGATAAGAAAGTCAATTACAACAAAAATCCCGTTTTGCTTTGGTGCTTGACGAACACAGGCGTTAAAAAAAGCGGCGTGAACAACATTCAGCCCGTCAAGATTTCCGAAAAGCGCCGTATCGACGGCATGGTATCCCTCCTCAATGCGTGGGTTATCTATGTGCGGGATTACGAGGACTATATGTATTTAGTGGGGTGAAAAAATGGCAAAGAGAGGGCTCTTTCAATCTATTTTCGGGGGCAAGAGCGAGAAAAATAAAGATTTCCACGCATACAAGCTCTTGAGCTCGTGGGAGTCTACTTTCGTACCGTATTCCGGGAATATGTGGGATATTAACACGGTACGCTCCGCCGTGGACGCTTTCGCCCGCCGAGCCTCGACCGCACAGCCGCGCCACGTCCGGCAGTCGGCAGAGACGACGGTCGCGGTAAACGACTATATCGACCGCATTTTGCAGTTCCGGCCTAATCCGTACATGACGGCGGCGGACTTCTATTACAAGCTCGCCGCGCAGTACAAGGTATATAACAACGCGATAGCGTACCCGGTTTTCGATGAAACAGGCCGTTTGACAGCGGTCTACCCTATCAACGCACAGTATTTCGAGCTCCTCGAGTACATGGGTACGCTCTATTGCCGGTTTACCTTTGCGACGGGTGCAACGTACATTTGCGAATATTCCCGGATTATCCACGTCCGGCGGCATTTCCTCGAGCACGATATTTTCGGAGACGGAAACAAGCCGCTCGATACCGCACTCAAGACAGCGAATACGCTCAATCAGAGCATGAGCAAGTTTGCCGAGCTCGTCGCGGTTATCCGGGGTATTTTGAAAGTCTCGAACGCCGTCAAGACGGAGGACTTAAACCGCCGCAGAGACGACTTTATCCGGGACAACCTCCGTATGGAGAATAACGGAGCGGGCGTTATCGTCACGGACGCGAAATACGACTATACGCCTATCACGGATAAGACGACTCCTATCCCGGCGACACAACTCGCATACGTCAAAGAGGAGATTTACGACTATCTCGGCGTGTCGAAAGAAATCGTCGAGAATACCGCGACTCCGCAACAGGAACAGGCTTTTTATAGCGGCGAAATCGCCCCGTTTTTCCGCCGCCTCTCGCAAGCGTTCTCGAATGTGCTCTTTACCGAGCGGGAGTTCGGGTACGGAAACCGTATCGTCTTTTCCGCGAACTCCGTCCAGTTTGCGACGCTCCCGGAAAAGGTCACGGCGGCAAAGTTCTTGACGGAAATCGGCGCGGCGACGCTCGACCAAATCTTGACTATGTTCGATATGCCGACCATCGGCGGCGAGGAGGGCGCGCGCCGCGTCCAAACGCTGAACATGGTAAACGCAAAGCTCGCAGACAAATACCAGACCGGCGGGAATACGCCGCCGGACGACACTACGCCGCCCGGGGAGCCAACCGGCGGGAAAGAGGAGGGTTAGGCTATGGCTATCAAACAGGGGCGCGAGTATCGCGCTTTGCAGGACTTTAGCCTCGTTCCGAGGGACGAGGGCTCGAAAGAGTATCGGGTACGCGGTACGGCTATCGTATTCAATTCGCCTACGGTGCTATGGGAGTGCGACGGCGTGGAATACAAGGAAATTATCGACCGACACGCTTTCGACGAGTGCGATATGTCCGACGTGATTTTCAACTACAACCACGGCGGAAAGGTCGTCGCTCGCCTCCGAAACAAAACGCTCGCGCTCAACATCGACGAGCGCGGCGTAAACATCGACGCAGACCTCGGCGGAACAACTGCCGGGCGCGAGCTTTACGAGGAAATCGACGGCGGGTACGTCGATAAAATGTCCTTTTCTTTCACGGTGCGCGAGGCATCCTATGACTCCGTTACCCATACCCGCACTATCACAAAGGTCAAAAAGCTATACGACGTGTCGGCGGTGGATATTCCCGCCTATAATGACACGTCTATTTCGGCTCGGAGCTTTTTCGAGGAGGAGCACTCGAGGGAGCTTGCGGCTTTGGAGCAAGCCCGGAGGCGGAAGAAACTCGTAGCTTTGACATACTAACCGACCACACAACAACTATCATTTTTTGGAGGTAAATTATGAACATCGAAAAGAGACGCGCAGAAATCGCCGCCCGCAAAGCTGAAATCCGTAAGCTCATTGAGGGCGACAGCGAGAACAAGCTCAACATGGACGACCTCGAGAAAGAGCTCCGCGAGCTCAACGAGGAGGACGAGAAGCTCGAAAAGAGACAGGCTATCGAGCGTATGCTCAACGGCGGCGCGGCTCCGGCCTCTCCCGCTGGCCTCTCTAATCCCGTCGCTCGCTCCGCAAATCAGCCCGCGCCGGAGAGCACCGAAAAGCTCTATCGCTCCGCATGGCTCAAGACCTTGCAGGGTAAGCCGCTGACCGACGACGAAAAGCGCGCATACTCCACGGCGGCAAACTCCGGCCTCCCCATTATCCCGGAGACGACCGCAAATCAGATCATCAAGAAAATGTACGAGGTCGCGCCGATTTTGCAGAGATGCAAGATTTTCCACGTCCCCGGCAATTTCAAGTTCGCTATCGAGGGTACGAACGACGAGGCCGCGCTCCACACCGAAAACGCCGCCATTACCGCCGCGAGCGACTCCCTCGGCTCCGTCTCTCTGACCGGATACGAAATCGTGAAGCTCGTCAAAGCCTCCCGCGCTTGCTCCGAGATGGCGCTTTCCGCGTTCGAGAGCTATATCGTCGAGGTTATCGCCGAGGCCGTCGCCCGCCGCATTGAAAAGTACCTTTTCACCGGCACGGGTACAAATCAGCCCGGCGGCGTTAAGACTGCCGGTAAGGGCGCGAGCGGCGCGTACACCGACGGCACCGACCAGATTACCGTAGGTAAGACGGCCTCTCTCACCGAGGAGAACGTTATCGCGCTGTACGGCTTGCTCGGCGACGGTTACGAGCGTAACGCCGTTTGGTGCATGAACAAGGCGACGTTCTTCTCTGACTTCTTCCCGCTGATGAACAAGAGCAAGAACAACGTTATCGAGTTCGCAAACGGCAAGTATTACATCATGGGCGCGGAGGTCTACTTTACCGGCTCTCTCGCCGCACATGAGGCGTATCTCGGCGACTTCTCCTATATCATCGGCAACTATTCGCAGGATATTACCGTCGTCCGCTCCGAGCACTCCGGCCTTGCTACGAACAGCATCGACTATCTCGGCGCTTGCGTGTTCGACTCCAAGCCGGTCGCGGGCTTCGGTGCATTCGTGCATCTCGCAAAGGCGGCGGCTTAATAGGAGGGCTCGAGTATGGCAGTCGGTGACGAATATCTCGCCTCCGTCCGCCATAGCGTGAGACTTTCCTCCACCGTCCACGACGGGGAATTGACCGACCTCATTAACGCCGCTCGAGCCGACCTTGTGCTCGGCGGCGTTCTTGAGGCAAAAGCGAACGACGAAACCGACCCGCTTATCAAAAAGGCGGTGACGACCTACGTCAAGGCGGAGTTTGGGCTCGACAACGAGGACGCGGACAGGCTCCGCGCCTCGTATAAAGAGCAGAGAAACGGCCTCTCGCTATCGGACTCCTATATCGCGGCGGAGGGGGGATAGCTCATGTACTGGCGCGACGTTGTGACGCTCAAAGCCGTTACGGAGGGGCGAGACGCGGACGGTTTTCCGAAAGAGGCAATCACGGAGACGACCGTTTTCGCCGACGTGTCCTCTACCAAGCGGAGCGAGTTCTACGCCGCCCGGCAAGCGGGTATCTCGCTCGCGCTGACGGTAAAGCTCCGCGCCGCTGACTATGACGGTCAAGAGCGGCTCTCCTATGAGGGCAAAGAGTACAAGGTCGAGCGCGCATACACGGAGGCGCGGGAATACTACGAGCTTAATTGCTCCGAGTTTAGGGAGGCGAGCGAATGAACGTAAACGCTCTTTTAGTGGGTACGCTCGATAGCCTCCTCCCTACCGCTGACGGCGTGTATAAAGGCGCGGCGACCGAGTATATCGTTTTCAACTATACCGAACTCCCGGCGGACTTCGCAGACGACGACGCGGCGCATTACCGCTATCTCGTGCAAGTCCACCTATACGCGCCGCTCGAGAAGAATACCCGCACATACCGGCGGGAAATCTCTCGGCGGCTCGTGGCGGCGGGCTTTACCCGCCCGACGGTGACTCCGGCCTCCGATAAAAACGGACAGCATTACGCCTTTGAGTGCGAAATCGCGGGAGGCGTTGACGATGGCTAATCTATCCACGAGCGGGCTCGAGGAGCTCGTCGGCGGCTTCGACGCTATCGCAGAACTCCCGGACGAGGTAGTCCTCGAAATGCTCGTCGCGGAGGCGGAAGTTATCGCCCCGGCGCAGGAGGCCGAGGCGCGCGCTATGCTCTCCGGTGAGTACAGCACCGGCGAGACGGCGCAAAGCATTTCCTACGATAAAAAGCTCAAGAAAACAGCGGACGGGCGAGCAATCTACGTTTACCCGAAAGGCACTCGGCGACACGGCAACAAGCGCCGCGCCGCCGAGGTCGCTTTCGTGGACGAGTTCGGAAAACACGGACAGCCCGCCCGCCCATTCATCCAAACAGCAAACGAGAAAGCGGCAGACCGGGCAATCGACGCGGCGGCTCGAGTGTACGACGACTTTCTCAAATCGAAAAACTTTTAGGAGGTTTTATTATGGCACAGTTTGGCGCAAAGCGACCTATCTTCGCCCCGACGAAAACCACGCCGGACAATGCGCTCCCGACCTACGACTACGAGAAAGTCGTAACCGTGGGTAAGCTCGTTAAGGCCGACCTCACCGTTACGAACGCCTCCGGCGAGCTCTACGCCGACGACGCGCTCGCCGAAAAGGTCGATATGTTCGCCTCCGGCTCTCTTGCGCTGGAAACGGACGACAAGACGGACGAGGTACACGCCGCTATTCACGGCGCGACCAAGGATACGCAGTCGAGCGAGGTCACGGACTCCGACGGAGACGTAGCTCCTCGCGGTGGCCTTTGCTATTACAAGGTCATTATTCGCGGCGGAGTCCGCTATTTCAAGGGCGTGTTTCATCCGCTTGTCAAGGCTATTCTCGGCAACGACAGCGCGGCGACAAAGGGCTCCTCTATCACGTTCGGCACGAGCGCGACGACCTTTACCGTGTTCCGTTGCAACTCTGGCGCATGGCGCATCACGAAAGAGTTCACGACGGAAAGCGAGTGTATCGCGTGGTGCGATACCAAGCTCGGCAAAGTGGGAGGCTAATATCAGCACGGACGGGAGGCGAGCGAGAACGGCTCGCCTCCCGCTTTGGTAATTGGAGGGTAAAGGCATGAAAACGGCAAAAGTGACGCTCGCGGACGCGACGTATTACCTCGCATTTGACGGCGAGGCTATGTTTACACTCCGGGACGATTTCGGCGGGACACAACTCGCACTCGAGGCAATAGAGCAGGATACCCGCGAGAGCTTCGCGGCGACGTGTGCTATCGCGGCGGTACTGGCAGAGCGCGGCGAGCTCCTCCGTCGGCGGCTCGGATACGACCCGGGCGCTATCCCGGAAAAGGACGATTTTCTCCTCATGGTGAGGCCGTTTGAAATCGTGACGCTCAAGCGCGCAATTATGACGGCTATCGAGCTCGGCTATGGTCGAGAGGTAACGAGCCCGGCGGACGACGAAATCGACGAGGGGCTCGCGGAACTTAATCAAAAAAAAACAAGATAAGGCGGGCGGAATACTACCGTATCGCCGTTCTTTGCGGAGTCTCCCCGGCGGAGGCTCTTTTTATGGCTCCCGGAGAGGTTTTCGACCTTTGGGAGCTATACCTATCCGCACACGGTAAGAACAGAGGCGAGGAGGGCGTGTAATGGCAAACCGTGAGATAAAAACGAAAGTCGCTATCGACGGCGAAAAAGAATACAAGGAGTCTCTCAAAAACATCAACTCCGCCCTCGGAACGCTTAAATCGGAATTAAAGCTCGTAGAGAGTCAATACGCGGGACAGGCGAACAGCTACGCGGCTTTGAGCGCGAAAGGCGACGTACTCTCCCGTATGTACGACCAACAGAAAGAAAAGGTCAAGGCGGCGGCGGAACAGCTCGAGAAAGCAAAAAAAGCTCAATCGGACTACGCCGAAAAAGTCTCCTCCGCGCAATCCGAGATTTCGCGTTGCGAGGCCGCTCTCGCCGCGCTCGGCGACGAGACAGGCGACACGACCGAGGAGCAAGCCAAGCTCACGGCGGAACTCGAAAAGGCAAAGGGCGAGCTCTCCGCCGCTGAAAAAGGATACGAGTCTACGACTCGCTCCGTCAATTCCTATCAAACACAGGTAAATAACGCCGAGGCGGAGCTTAACAAGCTCGGCTCGGAACTCGATAAAAACGCCTCCTATATGGACGAGGCCGCGAAATCCTCCGACGGGTGCGCCGAGTCTATCGACGAATACGGGAAAGAGGTCAAAAAGGCCGGAGAGGACTCCGAGGAGGCCGGGAAGAAGTTCGACAAGGTAAAGACCGCCGCGACCGCGCTCGGAACTGCGGCGGCGGCGGCAACGGCGGCACTCGCGGCGGCGGCAATAAAGCTCGGGAAAGAGGTTATCAGCGCATACGCTGATTATGAGCAGTTAGTCGGCGGCGTTGAGACACTCTTTAAGGATAGCTCCGGTAAGGTAATGGAGTATGCGAACGACGCATACAAGACCGCCGGGCTCTCTGCAAACGAGTATATGGAAACCGTGACCGGGTTTTCCGCGAGCCTTATCTCCTCCCTCGGCGGGGACACGGAGAAAGCCGCGAAATATGCGGACATGGCAATTACGGATATGTCCGACAACGCTAACAAAATGGGCTCGGACATGGCCTCTATTCAAAATGCGTACTCCGGCTTTGCAAAGCAGAACTATACCATGCTCGATAACCTCAAGCTCGGGTATGGCGGTACGAAAGAGGAAATGCAAAGGCTCCTCGAGGACGCGGAAAAGCTCTCCGGCGTGAAATACGATATTTCGAGTTATTCGGATATTGTAGACGCAATTCACGTCGTACAAACGGAAATGGGTATCACGGGGACGACCGCGAAAGAGGCGGAGGCGACTATCTCCGGCTCTATCGGGATGCTGAAATCCTCGTTTCAAAACCTCATTACCGGCCTCGGCGACGCAGACGCAGACATAGACAAGCTATGCGATAACGTCGTAAACTCCTTTAATTCGGTCGTCAAGAACATTACGCCGGTCGTTAGAAACCTCGCAAAAACCGTCCCGAACGCATTAGAGGGCATCCTCGACGCTATCGCGCCTCTCCTGCCGGAACTCCTCGAAATGGGAGTCGGGCTCTTTGAGGCGCTCTTGAGCGGGTTTACATCGGTGCTCCCGGAGCTTATGAACACGGCGGCCTCGCTCGTGACAACGCTCGTACAAGGCATTATCGAGGCTTTGCCGCTCGTCGTAGAGGCGGCGGCACAGTTCATTACAACGCTCGTGCAAGGTATCGCGGAGGCACTACCGACGCTCATTCCGGCGGCGGTGGAGACGGTGACGACCATTGTATCGACGCTTATCGAGAATATACCCTTGCTTATCGACGCGGCGCTCCAACTCATGCAGGGGCTCGCGGAGGGCGTTCTCGAGGCTATCCCGGTACTCCTCGAGGCTTTGCCGGAGCTTATCGAGAGCCTCGTAACGACGCTCCTCGACGCTATCCCGCAAATCATCGAGACGGGAGTCGAGCTTTTAACCGCCCTTGTGGAAAACCTACCGGAAATCATTACGACGATATGCGAGGTTTTGCCGCAAATCATCGAGAGCACTATCTCGACGCTCCTCGACCATTTGCCGGAAATCGTAGAGGCGGGCGTAAAGCTCTTGACGGCGCTTATTACCAACCTCCCGCAAATCATTTTGACGATAGTACAGGCGCTCCCGCAAATCATCACGGCGGTAATTAACGCCCTCGTGAACAATATCCCGAAAATCATCGAGACGGGCGTAAAGCTCTTGACTGCCCTCATTACCAACCTCCCGCAGATTATCGCCGAAATCGTCCGCGCTATGCCGCAGATTATTACCGGCATCGTGAGCGCGCTCGGCGAGGGCGTGTCGCAGGTCGCGGAGGTCGGTAAAAACCTCGTCCGGGGCTTGTGGCAAGGCATCCAGTCGCTCGCCGGGTGGCTATGGGATAAAGTGTCCGGGTGGATTTCCTCCATTTGGGACGGCATTACGGACTTTTTCGGCATCCACTCTCCGAGCACAAAAATGGCGTGGGTGTCCGAAATGAACGTCGAGGGCGCAGTCATCGGCATCGAGAAGAACAAGAGCAAGGCCGTAAAAGCCTATGGAGCTATGGGCGAGGAAATGCTCGCCGAGGTAGACTCCGGGCTCGCGGCGGTAAACGACAAGCTCAAAAGCTCTATTGGGGAAATCGAAACGGGCTTTTCCGCAAAGGCGACCGTCGAGGCCGTCTCCGCATCCGTCCCGGCGGACTTGACCGGGCGCGGCGGCGGTGCGACGACCTCCGGCGGCGGAGATACAAACGTCGTAAATCATTTTCATATCGCGGAGCTCGTCGTCCGTGAGGAGGCGGACGTAAAGAAGATTTCCCGCGAGCTCTACAATATGCAGAAATCGAAATCGCGGAGCAAGGGGGTATCTATGGCGTGAGCATGGGTTTTATTTTCGACAACAAGCATAGCGGGGATATGGGAGTCGTGTTCAAATCCACAGACCGAACACTCCTCCCCGCGAAACGGGTAACGCAATACACGATACCCGGCAAGAGCGGCACATACGACATAGAGGACGGTTACGAAAACCGCGAAATCGTATGCACGGTCGCTTTCGTCGGCGAGGGCTACCATTACGCGGGCGTGAGAACGCGAGCGCGCGCCGTGGCGGAATGGCTCTCCGGCGAGGGCTTGCTCGTATTTGACGACGAGCCAGAAAAGGCGTACTCCGCAAAGGTCGTCGGTGGTATCTCTATCGAGCAAATCGCCGTTACGGGGACGTGCGAGGTACGTTTCTTGTGTAAGCCGTTCGCCGAGTCCTTGCGCTACAATCAGCAGGACGTGAAATCCGTCTCTCTGCCTCACACGGAGGCGGTCAACGTCCGAGGGACGCAGGAAACGGACGGCTTAATCTATATCACGGCGCGCGGTAATATCCAAACGCTGACGATAACACGGCTCAAGGTAAATTAAAAAATTAGGAGGTTTCTACTATGAGCGCATTATCTAACGTCCACGCATCAACTCTCTTGAATACGTCCTTGCGGAGCGGGACGTACTACCTCGCTCTTTTCCTCACCGACCCGACGGCGAGCGGAACGGGTACGGAGGTATCCGGCGGCGGATACGCGAGAAAGATTATCAACTTTAGCGCGCCGTCCCTCGTGTCCGGCAAAGAACAGGTTTCCAACTCCGCGCCCGTTGACTTCGGCACTCTGACGGCAGACCTCGGCACGGTGGCCTATTGGGGCATCTATGACGCGCTGACGGCGGGCAATTTGCTTTGGTACGGCTCCTTTACCCGGAGCAAGAACGTACTCAACGGCGACGCTATCACGGTATCGGCGGGGGCTATCGTTTGCACTTTGGCATAACGAGGAGGCGAGCAAATGTATAACCGCACTCCGTACAATAAGACGACGTACAACCGAACAACGTCCATTGTGTTCGAGTGGCTCGCTACGGCGAACGCGGAGACGGATACCTCGGCGACGCTGAAAATCATTCGATACCTCGACGGCTCGGCGGCGGCGGTCGCTACCGCGTCCGGCGTGTTCGTCCGCGTCCTCCTCCCCTCCGCGCTTGCGGAGGCGGAGGCCGGGAGCGTCGGCGACTATATCCGCACTCTCTTTTTCTCCGCACTTGCGGAGGCCGTAGCAACGGCGAGCGGTACGGGCGTTTCGACCTACGGCTCCGTCACTATGGTAATTGAGGGCGTGAACATGGTCGCCGGAGACGAGCTTATTATCGACACGGAGCACATGACCGTAACGCTCAACGGCGCGAACATCATCGACCGCGTGAGCGACGATAGCGCATTTTTCAAGCTCCAACCGGGCGAGAACGATATTATCGTCGAGGGCGGCACGACCGCAGACGTTAAAATCTTGTGGAAAGATAGGTGGTTATAATGGCAAAGCCGCAGATTTTCAACCGCGATATGAAGCGGCTCGCCTACCTCGACAACGCGCTCGCCGTCGGCTACGGCCTCGAGACTAATTCCTTATGGACGGCGACCTTTACGCTCCCGGCGGACGACCCGAAAAACGCCTATTGTAC